GACCGGGCTGGCCCTGTACCTCGACGGCGAGACGGTCATCGCGGTGAATGATGGTGGCTGGCAGGTGGATCGGATGACGCATCCGTGGGGCGTGCCGGCCGAGGCGTTGATTTATAAGCCGCGGATCGGGCGGCCGTGGGGATCCTCGAGGATCACCCCGACGGTGATGTCGCTGCACGATATGGCGTTGCGAACGGTGGTCCGCATGGAGGGCCACATGGACGTGTATAGCTTCCCGGAGATGTGGATGCTGGGCGCGGATGAGAAGGTGTTTCGGGGCGCCGACGGTGAGGTTAAGCCGGTGTGGCAGACCATGATGGCCCGCATTAAGGGCATCCCCGACGACGACGAGGCCGACCCGGCGTTGGCCCGCGCCGAGGTGAAACAGTTCGCGGCCGCGAGCCCAACACCGCACATCGAGGCGTTGAAGCAGCAGGCGCAACTGTTCTCCGGTGAAACGAACATCCCGCTGACCTCCCTCGGTGTGTCGGATATGTCGAACCCAACGTCGGCGGACTCCTACATTGCCAGCCGGGAGGATCTGATCGCCGAGGCCGAGGGCGCCACCGATGACTGGTCGCCGCCGCTGCGCCGTTTGATGGTGCGGGCGTTGGCAATCCAGAACGGCGAACGCTCGGTGCCCGAGCAGTGGGCGTCGATCGACACCAAGTGGCGCTCCCCGATGTACCTGTCGAGGGCGGCGCAGGCCGACGCCGGCATGAAGCAACTCACGGCGGTGCCGTGGCTGGCCGACACCACGGTGGGCCTGGAGCTGCTCGGCCTGACCGAGCAGCAGGTGACCCGGGCGATGTCGGAGAAGCGCCGCGCCGTGGGTGCCTCGGTGCTGGCGACGTTGGCGCAGCGCGCCCCGGCCGCCCCCGCATTCAATCCGGCCGCTAATGCCACCCCTGGCGCCGCAACTTAACGCGGTCACCGGCCTGGCGGTCGCCGAGCTGGGGCCGCTGTGGGTGCTGCCACCGACCGAGCTGGAAGTGGCGCTGACTGAGGTGCTGCCGGCGACGGTGGACACCTACGCGACGGCCTCGGCCGCCGTCGCCGCGAACTGGTACGACAACGAGCGCACCCGGGCGGGTGTGGGTGGCCGTTTCGAGGCGATCGTGGCCCCGCTGGGCGACCTGGGTGCCTACTCGCTAGCCGGGTGGGCGACCGAGCCTTTGCGGGCCGCTGTGCCCGACGTGGCCGCCGCCCAGGCCCGCGCCGAGGCCGGGCTGCAGGAGCGGCTCGTGAACGTCGGCAACAAAACAGTCACCGATTCGGCGGTCGCTGACCCCCGGGCGGGCGGCTGGGTTCGGATCGTGAAGCCGGACGGCTGCGACTTCTGCCGGATGGTGGCCGGGACCGGCAAGTTGTTCCGCGAATCAACGGCCAGGTTCGCCTGTCACGCGCATTGTTACTGCACGGCTCGGCCGGCGTGGGGCGGCGACGAGGTTGAGGTGGAGGAGTACCGCCCCTCGGCCCGGGTGGCCGCCCTGTCTGACAGGCAGCGCGAAGATTTGCGGGCGTCGGCCCGCGACTGGATCCGCAACAACCTCGGCGACAGCGAACCACTACCCCGCCCCGCGCCCCGGGTGGCGCCGGCGGCCACCACGATCACCCCGAGGGCCGCTGTAGCGCAGTCCAACACCGCCGCCGCCGCGGCTAGGGCGCAACGCCAGCGGATCGGGCAGTGGCTCGACGCCGAGGACGCCCAGAACGCCTCGGCCGCCTACTGGCGCCGGGTCGATGACGAGAACCTGCACAGCATTCCGCCGTCGATCGCCGACGACCCGGCCGAGCTGGACCCGATCGTGCTGACACCGATGGACCGGGCCGTCGCCGACCTCGAGGAGGCGATCGACTCCGGGGACGACGCCCGCGTCGAACGCGCCGCCGCAGCCCTGGAGAAGCTCGACCGCCAGGAGCAGCAGGCCGCCGCGAAGGAGGCCCGTAAGGCTGCCGCCGCGGTGGCCGAGGGCGACCGGATCCTCGAGCTGATCGAAGACGGCTGGGATCCCGCCGAGGCCGAGGCGCAGGTGACCGGGAAAACGGTGGATGTGATCCGCCGCCGCGACTTCATCGCCACCGCTAGGGCCGAAGGGCACGCCGGCGCCGGGTTCGACGACCTGCTGTCCTCGGTGCATCAGCGGATGGTCGACGAGCTGGCGATCGTGGCCGAGAACGCCACCCGGGGCAAGATGGTTCGCACCCGGTACGAGCTGCAGGTGTCGCCGAAGCAACTCTGGTCTGTGAATGATGCGACGGCCCGTAAGTGGATGTCGGAGGAGATGGCGGCGTGGTTCGATGAAAACGGCCGGCTGACCCGCTCGTCGCTGCGTGAGATGATCTTGTCGGGCAACTATGCCCGCCGTGCTACCAGTCAGGACTATCTGCAGTGAGTGATTACGCGAAGGCCCTCGTGGAGGGCCGCGCCGCCGCCCCGGGCGACCCTAACCCGTATCAGGGCGGGGCGTCGCTGGCGATGGCGAAAGCGTGGTTGCACGGCTACCAGTCGATGCTGAAGATCCTGTTTTGGGAGTCGCCGAGCCAGCAGGCTTACGTCGAGGCGAACGCGGACGCATAACGCAAACCGCCCCAGCCGTGGCTGGGGCGGTCTGGGTTGGCTTTGTTAGGCGGCGTGGGCGCGGATGTGTTTCCACACGCGGTTGGCGGCGGCGCGGGCCTCGGCCTCGGTCAGGTAGACCTTGCCGTCGGTCATGCCGTTGCTGATGACGCCGTAGAACCCGTTGGCGCCGAGGACGACCTCGATGGCGATGGCCTTACCGGCGAAGTTGACGACGGTGGCCTGGGCGATGGTGCTGATCACTTTGCTCATACCTGAAGACTACTCAACACTCTGCTGACTTGTCAACACGGTCTGTTTATGACCCCACAATCCTCCCCTGCCAAACGGCCGGGGCCGCTTCCGAAATGGGAGATAACGCAATGTCCGACACCGCAACCACCGAGGGCGCTGAAACGGCAACCGAGGCCAGCACCACCACCGACGCCCCCGCCTTCGAGCAGTACCCCGCCGACCACCCCCTGGTGAAAGCACTGGCCGCGCAGAAGGCGCAAATGAAGGATCTGAAAGCCAAAGCGTCCCGCCTCGACGAGATCGAGGAAGCGCAGAAGTCCGAGGCCGAGAAAGTCGCCGACCGTCTGGCGAAAGCCGACGCCGAGGTGGCCTCAGTTCCGTCGAAGGTGTGCGACATCATCAAGCCGATTCTGATCACCACGCTCGGCCTCGACCCGGAGAAAGACGGCCAGTTCTTGACCGCCACCGACCCGGATCTGTTGGTGGAGCAGGCTTCTCGGCTGGCTGAACTGTCGGGCCGGCGCAAAAACGTTGTGCCCCGCGAGGGGCGCAGCCCCTCCCCCGGGCCGTCTGACCCGTCACGCGATTTCCTGCGTGCCATCAACGGCCAGGGATAAAACCCCGCAACTAGGAGTAAAACATCATGGCTGCTTTGCAAAGCACCGACCTGTTTCTGCCCACCAACATCGCTAACGGCATCGTCGAGAAGACGAAAACCGCCAGCACCGTCGCCGCGTTGAGCGGCCAGGAGCCCATGCGGTTCGGCAATACGAATATCATCACGTTCGACGAGGATCTGTCGGCCGAGTTCGTCGAGGAATCTGAACACAAGTCCTCCGACACCGCGAAGCCCAGCTTCGTCACCGCGGTGCCCCACAAGGCTGTTGTGCAGATGCGTACCAGCGACGAGTTCCGTTGGGCCGACGAGGATTACCAGCTCGGGATCCTCGCCAAGTATCAGGAGAAGTGCGCCCGGGCCGTCGCCCGCGCACTGGATCTCGGCCTGTACTACCGGCTGAATCCGCGCACCGGCACCGAGATCGCCTCGTGGACGAACTACCTGAACCTGACCGACAAGCGTGTCCCGGCGGGCGGCCTGCCCGACATGGACTTCGAGGAGGCCGCCGGCCTCGTCATCGCCGACGGCTACGCCGTCAACGGTGTCGCTTTCGATCCGAGTTACGCCTGGACTCTGTCGACCGCCCGTTACAACGACGGCCGCAAGAAATACCCGGACCTCGGTCTGGGAGCGGGTATCTCGTCGTTCGAGGGCGTCAACTCCGCCACCAGCTCGACGGTGTCGGGCAAGGCGAAGGATGGCGCCGCCACCGACAACGGTGTGAAGGCCATCCTGGGCGATTTCCAGGGCGGCATTCGCTGGGGAATTCAGAAAAGTTTCCCCTTCCGCATGCTGGAGTTCGGCGACCCGGACAACGCCGGCCGCGACCTCGCCGGGCACAACGAGCTGCTGTTCAGGACCGAAATCGTTTACGGTTGGTATGTTTTCGAGGATCGGTTCTCGGTGATCGAGGGCACCCCGGTCACCCCGGATCCGATCCCGTCGAAGACTGAGCCCGCCCCGAAGGCTGCGGCTAAGTAGCAACCGTTTGAGTGGCGGCCCGGGCGTTCCTCGGGCCGCCACTCTGCGGGACACATCATGCCTGCTGTCAGCATCACCCCCGACGATCTGAAGCCCTACCGGCCCGACATCCCACCGGACCAGGCCCAGGCGATGATCGACGACGCGATGGCGTATGCCGCGTTTATCGCGCCGTGCATTCTCGACCCTCGGTTCGAGTACGAGGCGGCCGCCGAAGCGATCATCAAACAGGCGATTATCCGCTGGTATGACGCCGGCACCGGGTCGATCACTTCGCAGACCGCCGGGCCGTTCGCCGTCCAGATCGACACCACCGTCCGCCGAAACGGCTTCTTCACCGATAAGGAAGAAGACCAACTGAAGGCGATGTGCTCGAGCGGTGCGAGCAGCGGCGGCGGGGCCTGGAACTACGACACCCTGCCCCCGGCGGGCCAGCAGCACGCCGAAATCTGCTGCAAAACCTTCAACGAGCCGCACTGTTCCTGCGGGGCGAACCTGACCCGCACCGGCCTACCGCTGTGGGACGGCTACGCCTCGTGAGTGTGTTCCCCCTGCCGTTCAACTGCCTGCACGAGGCGTACACCGCGGGCGATGTCGACAATCACGGCAACATCACCGAGGGCTGGGCCGACCCGGCCGACGTGGCGTGCGCGTGGTGGCCGGTGTCTTCCGAGGAGCCGCCGGCACCGCCGACGGGATCCGAGCGGGTGGTCGCCGAGCTGGCCCTCGTGGTGGACGTAACGCTGACTGTTGACCACCGGGACCGCTTCACCGTTCTCGGGCAGCGGTACGAGGTTGTTGGGTTGCCCAAGGATTACAACTATGGGCTGTTTGGTTTCTCCCCTAATCGGCAGATCGTCGAGTTGAGGATGGTGCGCTGATGATGTTCGAGCGCAACGATGCCGGGTTTAATGCGTTACGCAAGGCAGCCGAGTTCGACAGTTGGGCCAAACGCGAAGCCGAGGCTATCGCGGCGGCCGCCAACGCCATCCCCTCGACCACCGACCCGGCGACCGACGAGCCTTACTATGAGGTGTTCGAGGCCGGCGACGGATCCCGCGCCCGCTACCGGGTGGCTACCGCCAGTCTGCGGGCGCAGCGCCACGAGGCGAGAACACTTGCCCTGGAACAAGGTTTCTCGGCGGCGACCAGTGGTTGAGTCGAACCTGCTGATTTTCCCCGATATGGATCGGGTGGCCCGCAAGTATTTGCTTGCCGGGCTGGCCGGCCAGGGCATCACCGGGATCCCGGTCGCCACCCGCATCCCGAGCCCTATGCCCGACTGGTTCATCCGGTGCTTCGCGCTGCCCGGCGCCGAGGTGTGCCCGAGAACCCAGTGGGTGCAGGTCATCGTCATGGTGTACGGCACTGATGACGAGTACACCTCGACGCTTGCGCGGACGTGCGCGGCGGTGATGAGAGCGGCCCCCGAAATGGAGGTCGACGTTTTCGACAGCGGCGAAAAGCTGCAACTTGTATCCGAGCCGATCGAGAAGAACGGCCCGTTTCCCAGCAGCGACCCCGACATCCCCGACCGTTCCCTGTTCCAGGTGAACATCGTTTGGACTGTCCAGTCGCAACTGTATCTGCCCTAATCACAACAGTTTCCATAGGAGGAAACCTTGACTGCACCCGCAGCA